TAGTAATAGTTATGTGTAGGCGTGCAGGTAAAGATCTGTGTACGTGGAATATTATTATACGTGAGGCAATTCAAAAGCCTGGTGTTTATTATGTTGTTTATCCAACGTATGCGCAGGGCAAGAAGATTTTATGGTCGTCTGTTACTATTCAGGGTGAGAGGTTTTTAGATTTTATACCTAAGGAAGTGATTAGTGGTACTAACTCTCAGGAGATGAAGGTAACGTTAACTAATGGATCGATAATACAGATTATTGGTTCAGACAATCCAGATAGAATTGTAGGTACAAACCCTTGTGGTGTTGTATTCTCTGAGTATGCGCTCCAAAACCCTCGTATTTATGCCCTTATGTCTCCTATATTGGCTGCAAATAAGGGCTGGGCTATCTTCCAGTCGACTCCTAGGGGTAAGAATCACTTTTGGGATTTATACCAGCTTGCATTAAACTCTCCTGAATGGTGGACATGCAGGTTGGGTCTCAATGAAACGCGTCATATAGATCCTGCGGAGATTGATAGGGAGATAGCCGAGGGTTTGATGTCGCCTGACTTGGTTCAGCAGGAGTATTATGTTTCGTTTGATGCTGGAGTTGAGGGATCATTTTATTGTAAGTACATAGATCGTATGAGATTGAACAACCAGATAGGGGTAGTTCCGTGGGAGGCTGGGTTTAAGGTTCATACAGCATGGGACATTGGGGTTAGAGACTCGACATCCATTATCTTCTTTCAGGTTATTGGTCAGACTGTCCGGCTGATTGATTTCTATGAGAAGAACAAAGAGGGGCTAGAACACTATGCCTCATACGTACTATCTAAGCCGTATACGTATGGGAAACATATAGCCCCTCATGATATTGCGGTTAAAGAGTTTGGTGGTGGTATGACTCGCATAGAGAAAGCGAAGCAGTTAGGGATAAATTTCACTATAGCTCCAAAGGTTTCGGTCATGGACGGTATTGAGTCCGTCCGGTCAGCTTTAAGTAAAATATGGATTGATGATAATCGTTGTGCAAAGCTAATAAGAGCACTTGAAAATTATCGTCAAGAGTATGATTCGAAGAAGCAAGTTTATAAGGATAATCCTCTTCATGATAAGTATAGTCATGCCGCTGATGCGATGAGATATTTGTGTATATCCTTGCCGAAAACACGCGATGGATTATCAGCAGAAGAATTGGAAAAGTTAAGGCATCAGGCTGTGTATGGTTCTGAGGGTACACTGCCTGATTTTTTCAGGACTAATAAATACTAGGAGTTAGTTATGAAAAGAAACACTGTAAAAATAGCTGTGTTCTGTTTGGCTAGTGCAGTCATCTTTAGTTCCTGTGTTAAGAAAACTATAGATACTGCTACAAAGCCAATTCTAAAAACATCTAAGACTATATGGAATTCTTTAAGTTCCTTGTTTACGTGGGAAACCAAGAAAAAGACTTCGGATACTGAAAATGAATCTCCTCCAGCATCTGCGTTAGAGGTTGTCAAGAGGAAGTTGGAAAGAGGAAAATAGATGAAGGCCGGGTCTTTGATTTTATTTTTACTTTTTGTGGTAGTTGGATTGGTTTATTTTGTAGCACCTCCTCAAGAGAAACTTATCCTCCGAGACTCTACAGTTAAAGTTATTGATATTATTAAGGCCCGGGCGAATATTTTGTGGGACAAGTTTAGGGGTATAGATAGCTATACTTTTGAAGGGGATGAAGAGGAAGAACCTTTTGGTGATGGACAAGATGGAGGTGAGTGGTTGGAGAATGGTGTATCATAGTAAAGTAGAGACTGTAGTGAAATCAATTTAATAGCGAGGGTAGAAATATGCTTTTTCCTGAGTTGGGTCCAGAGTTTTATGAGGAAAACGATAATTCACTTCTTGCAAGAATGTCTACCTTTTACAAAGACAGCATTACGATTAACCAATCTTTTTGGGAAGAAGCTCAAGTAGATACGAGGTTTGAGGCTGGAGATCAAACTTTGTGGACAGACATGTACGGTTTGGTTCCTCAGAATAAGCGTAAGCAGTTTAATTTTAACAGGATACGTCGCGTTATAAACATGATATCTGGCTATCAGCGTCAGAATAGAAAGTCTACCATTGTAACTCCAGTTGAAAATGGTGACGCTGAGACTTCCGACCAATTTACTAAAATTTTAATGTGGATAAACAATCGCGAAGGTGTTCTTGATACTGTTTCGGAATCTTTCCATGGAGCTTTAGTAACAGGGCTAAACTTGATGCAGGTTTGGGTTGATTACAGAAGCGATCCAGTTTCAGGAAGTATCAAAGTAGACAATTGTGCCCACAACGCTTTTCTCATTGATCCCTTTTTCAGAAAGAAAGATCTTTCTGACTGCAATGCTATCTGGAAGAGGTCGTATCTGACTCGTAAGGAAGTCTTATCGCTTCTTCCAGACCAGCATGATGTTGTAATGTCTCTTCCTGCTAAAGAGGAGAGAGACGGCAAGTTTAATTACATGCCAGAGTCGTTCAATGTTGGGCCAAAGAATTTAATGATGTACGACGAGTACTATTACAGGGACTATAGAAATCAGCGCATCTTAATCGACACCGTTACAGGTGAAACAATGGAGTGGACTTCAAATGACGAGGATGCATTAAAAGAGTACTTAAGATACTATCCTCAGGTTACTGTTTCTGAGGCTGAGGTTCCAACTGTCAGGGTAGCCATTGTTGTTCAGGGCAAAGTAATGTATGACGGGCCTAATCCTATGGGTATAGATAAGTATCCATTCGTTCCAGTTTTTGGTTATTACAATCCACAAATGTCTGACTATTCATGGCGAATACAGGGTGTAGTAAGAGGGTTAAGGGATGCTCAATATCTGTACAACAGAAGAAAAGTTATTGAATTAGATATCTTGGAGAGTCAAATAAATTCTGGGTTCAAGTACAAGATTGATTCGCTGGTTAACCCAAAGGATGTATTTCTTTCTGGTCAGGGGAGAGGCCTAGCTCTCAAGCAAGATGCTCAAATGACAGACGTGGAACAGATTCTTCCTCCACAAATACCACCGTCAATGATTCAATTGTCTGAGTTGTTAGGAAAAGAGATACAAGAGATTTCAGGAGTTAATGAGGAGTTGCTTGGATCTGCTACTGATGATAAAGCCGGAATACTTTCAATGTTAAGGCAGGGAGCTGGACTGACAACGCTGCAGATTCTTTTTGATCAGCTAGATAGGTCTCAGAAATTATTGGGTGGTTTAATGGTGGATATAGTACAGGCCAACTTCACGCCTGGTAAAGTAGCTAAGATTATAGAGGATGAGCCAACCCATCAGTTCTACAATAAGGCTTTTGGAAAGTATGATGCAGCGATTGAAGAAGGTATCAATACAACAACTCAAAGACAGATGCAGTTCGCCCAATTGCTGCACTTGAAGGAAGCTGGGCTTCCTATTCCAGATAGTGTAATTATAGAGGCTGCAACTATTCAAAATAAGAAAGATCTTATCGAAACTATTGAGAATCAGGCTAAGCAGGAGCAAGAAGCTCAACAAATGCAGCAGCAGCTTGAGTTGCAACAAGTTCAGGCAAACATTGAGCTTGCTAAAGCGAAGACCGTTGCAGACCAGGGGCTTGGAGTTGAGAGGGTAAGTAGAGTTGAAGAGAATAAGGCGCTTGCAGTTGAAAGAAGGGCTGAAGCTCAGAAGGATAGGGCTCAAGGTCTTCTCAATCTGGTTAAGACCATGCAAGAGATAGACGATATAGATTTAACTCAGCTCGAGAAGCTTATCTCTATATCTAGGATGCTTTCAGAAAAAGAGGAAGCAAGAAATGTTAAAGAAGGCGGCAAAGGATTGCAGTCCATTGCAGGTGCGATGAAAAGGGCTCAAGCGTCAACGAGTCAAACATCCGAGTTAGGTTAGAGGTATTATACCTTGATGTGTGTTTAGCTTTATGAGTTGTTTTACCCCGTTACAAGTTAATGTCACATCAGTTTCCAAAGAAAGGGCATATTATGCCAAAGAAGAGATACTATAGTTCGAAATCCGGCACACAGGGTGGAGAGATGATTTCAGGAGCTTCAAGAGGGCAAGCTTTGATGCCTCAAGAAGTTATCATGAGGGCATATCCAAAGTCTGATGCATATCTAAATGAAAACATCAATGATGGTATGAGCGGAATAGATGTGCAGAAACGTGCTGATGGTAGAGATATGAAGAAAGATCTTTCTCCTACCAAGTATTAATGTCGCTTCATTACTACTCAGTCGTCGTGGGGGTAGCTTTTAAAGAGCGCCCCTGCGATATAAGGAAAAAATATGCCAATTAATGTTAGAAAAGATGACAAAGCTCGAAGAATAGCGCTTAACATTTTGGGTCCACCATCGTGCGGGCTTGCTGATTCGTCAGGAAAAAAGAAGAGGTATATACGTAAGAAAGAAAAGGAGACGTATGCCGAAAAAAAATACCAACAAAGGCTCGAAGGTGAAAAAATCAACAACCTACAAGAAGCGGGCTTCCGCTGGTAAAAAAGTTTCTGTTGCAAAAGGAGTTAAGGTTACTAGGGCTGCAGAGAAAAAGATGGAGAAGAAAGCTGGTTCATCAAATGTTGGAGAATATAAAAAGGTTTCTCCAAAAGAGTTTGCTGGTTCTGCAGGAGGCGCATCAAAATACTCTTTTCCAATAAACACTCGCAAAAGAGCCATAGCCGCGTTAGCTTATGCACGAAATGCTCCTAATCCTGAAGGAATTAGGAAGAAGGTTTATGCCAAATACCCAGACCTTAATCCAAAAAACAATAAGAAGTAATAAGCATGTCAAAAGAAGATAAGGAGAGTCCGAAAGAAAGGATTCTTAGGATGTTGATACGTATTTTAAGATTATTTCTTAAGTTTTTTGAAAGCCGAGTTTTAAAGGCTAAAGAAAAGCGTATAGCCAGAAGGATGGATAGGAAAAAGTAGAGTTAGGAGAAGCGTGGGAAAAGTAGAGTTTAGTAAGCCAAAGAAGACTGTTGGTGCTCATTACGTTGATTTGGCAACAAAGGATCCTGGCACTCATAGTGCTACAGATCAGATGAGAGAGCAGTTAACTGATTACGAGAAGAACATTCATGAGTGTGTTCAATCTAATTTAGATAAGTTTCCAGATGATTTTTATGTTGTGTGTCTAACGAAAAAAGAACGGCTAATGGAAAAAGTATTTCGCGGTTACTTTTTTGCTAGGCAGTCGTGTCCTACGCCAGATTATGATCAAGTTGTTTATAGGTACATAAAAGAAGATGATAAGTTAGAGTTTCTTTGGGTAATTCCTGATGCAGCCTCAGTTCGTTTTATGAAGAACAATACTACCTCTGTACCTCCAGAAAAATATGGTTTATTAAACTTCGTATTACAATTTGCAGATGGAAGTTTGTTGCGTTTATCAAAGAAACTTAATGGTGAAAAAAAAGGCTCAAACATAATAGAGAAAAGGTAGAGTATGAACGAAGAGAATTTACAGGAAGCTGCTGTAGAGCAGCAAGATACTGTTCTTGAGGAGGTTAACACTCAAGAACCAGCTCAGGCTCAGCCAGACAACTCGGCAAGTGCTAACATTGTTAGGCTTAGAGAGGCAAAAGAAAAAGCTGAAAAGGAGCGTGAGCAATTAAGGCTACAACTAGAAGACATGCAGCGTAAGATGCAAACTAAGCAAGAGCCTGAACAAGAAGAACTTGAGTATGGAGATGAAGATTTTGTTGAAGGAAGAATTCTAAAGAAAGAATTAGATTCTGTTAAGAAGCAACTTGATGCTTACAAAACTCAGCAGGCACAACAAAGTGATGAAGATCGTCTTATGAGAACTTATCCTGACTTCTCCAGGGTTGCATGTGATGATAACCTAAGAAGGCTCCGAGAGATGGATCCTGAGACGGCTGATACTATTGCTAAGTCGACAGCATCTCTATATACCCGCGGCGCAGCAGCATATAAAAGAATTAAAGAGTTGGGTATATTTGTTGAGGATACTCATCAGAAAGATAGAGCTAAGGCGCAGGAGAATATTTCTAAGCCAAGGCCATCAAATTCAGTTTCTCCACAACAGGGCGATAGTCCATTGTCTATGGCTAATGCTTTTGCTAATGGACTAACCCCTGAGTTAAAGAAGCAACTGTGGAAAGAGATGCAAGAAGCATCTAAACGTATCTAGGACTACTATAAACCTCCTAACGAGGTTGCGTGCGGCTGCTGAGCATACTATCTCCTCCGGCCGCACGCCTCTTTTAGTGAAAATGATTGCACATACTTTGACGCAGTAGTTATACTAAATATGCGTAAGGGGATTCGCGCCCTCAAGTCAGACGTATGGGATTCGTCACCCCGGACGTATGAGACTCGTCAACTCATTGGTAGTTGTTTTTGTACTATTCGTAGTGCAATTATTTGTTTGTTTTAATCATTAAGGATTACCTTATGGCTATTACAACGACGAGTGTTCTGCCAGCGCCGGTTCAACAAAGTTTCTCCATGAAGCTTCTTGCTGTTCCGGTTCCTAATATGATCCACAAAATAGCCGCAGTTAAGAAAACTATGCCTGCTAAAGGTGGAACTACACTTAGGATGCGCAGATATAATCCGTTGGACACAGCAATGGTTCCTTTGGGAAACACTGGTGTGACTCCTCCAGCACAACAGCTCACGGCTGTTAATATCGATGCTGAGATCTCTTTTTATGGAACATATATTCAATTGAATGAGCAAGTTACTCTGCAGAATCAGGACCCTGTCTTGAATGAAGCAGCAAAGAGGCTTGGCGTTTCTCTTCGGCAAACCGAAGATCAATTGACAAGAGATATGTTGGCAGCAACCGCTTCGTTTATTAACTGTGTAGGCGGTGTAAACGGTGATAACCCAACAGAGATAACTAGATCTGATGTAGATACTGTTATAAGAACTCTTCTTACAGCCGATGCTTACACAATTATGGACAACATTGAAGGTGAAGATAAGTTTGGTACAGCACCTGTAAGGGATGCGTATTTTGCGTTATGTAACACTGAACTTACCGGAGAATTAGACGCTGTTTCTGGGTTTATCAACAAGAACCAATACCCATCTCCTATGAACGCTCTTCGTTCAGAGTGGGGTGCAATTAGCAATCTACGTTTCTTGGTTTCTTCTATTGGCTCTAAAACAGCTAGTGGATCTAGTCTTGGTGAAGATGTCTACAATATTTTCTGTGTTGGTATGGAAGCTTTTGCGTGTGTTGAGCAAGATCAATATTCTGCTCAGTTCATCTATCGTCCGCCGATATATGACGGCCCACTCGCCCTTAATGCTTCTGTTGGATATAAGTTTGCTGAAGTTCCTCGCATCTTGAATGATGAGTGGATCATCAACTTACGCGCAACATTAGGTTAAGAAAGGAGTAGATATGGCAGACAATACAATAATCCAACAAGGTTCGTTCACTTCTGATGGTACGGATAAGATCATCGCACTTAGATCTGATGTTGACTGGGTTAAGGTTTATAACTTAACAAACATAGCAGCATCAACTCAGTGGGCTGGATGTACATGGTACTGGCAACGTGAGATGGATCAAGATGATGCGGTTACTGAATTTCATGCAGCTGCATCGCAAGTAACATCTCTTTCAACTTCAGCTGTTGGATATAATGGTGCAACTTATAGGGGTATTACTCTTATAGATTCATCTGACAGAACTCCAGGAGCTGCGGTTGCAGTTACAGCAGGTACTAACACAACAACTCCTGTTTATAGCACAGCTGATACAGGAACAATGGCTAACGGTGCTATTGTAAGGATTCAAGACACTGACCAAGTGAACCTTAACGGTTTAGATTTTTCGGTTGACACTGTTACAACAGATACCAGTTTTGCTTTAGCTAACACACTTGCTACAGCACCTGGAATCATTGCTGGAACAGGAACATATCGGATAATCGCAGCCAATAGAACAATCTATGACATGTTCTATCCAAGAAGTCGTGTTATTTCCGCGATTTCACAAGCTGCAAGTGGTGTAGTTCGAACGCTTGTTGATCATGGTTATACAGCAGGACAGAAAGTTAGGTTCAAAGTTCCTTCGTCAGCAGGAATGGATGAGCTTGACGGTCAAATTGCAACAATTACAGCAGTAAGTGTTAATACAATTACCGTAGATATTGACACAAGTGCTTATACAGCATTCACATTCCCAACATATGCTGTAGGAGCTTATACACCTCCTCAAGTTATACCTATCGGTGAGGCAGCAACATCAACGTATGCAAATACACTTGATGATGCGACTGTAAACACTGGCTTCATAGGTATGATTCTAGGAACAAGTGGAGACGCAGCAGTTGCTCTTGGAAGTCCAGGTGGAACAACAAACGATGTAATTAAGTGGGTAGCGGGTAAATCATTCGCAACAGATCTTACTTAATTGATTGTATTAAGGGAGGGGAGACTCTCCCTTAAAATATAAAGGAGTAT